TACGAGACTGGCTATCGGGACGGGTGCGACGCTGGCGCGCACTACGGGGCCGATTTCGGGGCTCAGTGCGCATCCCCGGACGTGTACGTCAGCCCGTGGCCGGCGTACCTCGTCGCCGACGACACCTACGAAGACGGCCGCGACGTCGGCTACGATGACTGTTACTTCGAGGCGTTTGACGCGGCGTATGCCGACGCCGGGTGTCCGTGATGGACTGCACAGCAATCGCGTACGGCACTGATCGCTACGCAGGGCGCACGTTCGTCTGCGACCTTCCGGCGGGGCATTCTGGAAAGCACGCGGACAACCGCGATAAAGCCGAGACAGTCGTGTGGTCCGCGCCGGCTGAACCCTTACGGGGCCGCGTCAGTTTCGCCCTGTCCGTCATGCTGCTGAGCGGCGCGGACGGGCGCTGACGTCCGGATCGCGCTGCCGACCTCGATCCCGTAGCCCTTGAAGTAGACACCGGCGCCGACAACGCCGGTGATCGCCACGATGCACACCACGACGACCAGGATCAGCGCCAGTCCGAGCTTGCTGAAAACGCTCAAAATGCCGTTCCGAAGGTCTTTAAAACCGTCGTGCATTTCCTTACGTAGCTCGGCGATAGCGTCCATGGTCCGTTCCTCGTTCGTTTCAAGGGCGGTAACGCGCCCGTGCAACGCCGTGATGTCCATGTCGGTGCGCGCGCGGGCGCTGAGCGGTCGTTCCATCGGTGGCGGCACGGGATCCTCGACGATGACGTGCTGGGCGGCTTCGTGTGGATTCAGAATATCAGCCATGGCGACCTCGCGCGTTCACCTCAGGTGAACGCTCAGCGGATTATTGCGCGCTCGTGTGGTAAATCGTCGTCGAAAAGACGTCACCGTACCGGATCGCGGCTTCGTGCAGGATGTTTTGCCAGTGCGTGAACGGCTCGCGGCTGTCCGCGTGCACGACGCACCCGAGCGACCACGGGCCGACGCGCGACGTGAGCCCATTCGGGCGCGCACGGTGGTAGTTGCAGCCCCGCGCGTCGGTGAACACCGGCCCGGCGTAGTCGATGACGCCGTTGCGGTCGCGCTCGCGCCAGCACCGGAGCGGCGCGTTCTGCACGAGCGCGAACGTGCCATGATGCAGCCCGATCTTGTGCGAGCCGCGCGTTTGGCCAGGGCATAGCACCGCCGTCCCCTTGGGGTTCACGGGGTCGATGAGCCCGGACAGCCCCGGATCCGCGCTGACCTTGCAGGTAAAGCCGCGCCAAACGCCACCGACCTTGTAGATCAGATAGTGATCGTCGTCGAACGCGTCGACCGTGCCGGGGATCTTGCGCGCCGTGATGACGTTCAGGTTGTAGTCGCCGCGCTCGAACACGAGCATGCTCGGCGTCGCCTTGGCGGCACGTTCGAGTACGGCGAGCGCGCTCACGCTGTCGAGCATCACGACGCCACCACCTTGGGCTCCGGCTTGGCCGGTTTGAGCGCCTTTTTCGCGCTCGCGCGCACGAGGTCGAAAACAAGCTGCACGACGATATGCGCGACGTATCGCCGGATGAACACCGGGGCGCCGGGGATGAGCGCGCCCAAGAGGTCGTTGAATTCATCCTCGACGATCTTGGCGACGAAGTTGCGTTTATCGCGACCGTCCCATTCGGTGCGCTTCTCGGCGTCGGCGATGAGGGCGGTGACGCGCGCGACGAGCTTGCTCAGATCGAGTTTCATAGTTGCTCCTACCCGAATTCGTTCTTTTTTACCGACAACAGCACTTCGATGTTGTGGATTTCGATTTCGTTGATCGACGCGTTCGGGTCCGTGTCGACGCGCACGTAATAGCGATAAGCGGGGTCGATGCTACCCGCCGGGTTCGTGCTCGTGCTGCGCACGACGCTCGCGCTATTGCCGACGCTGAACGTCGTACCGACCTGAACATCGGCGGCGGGCGTCGCCTGATCGCGCTTCTGTTTCCAGACCGATATGTCCAGTTTCGTCGGGCTGTTACACAAACCCAGGAACGATACGGACGTGATCGCGAAGTGATCACCGGCGCTCGCGTCGTCGGGGCCTTTCGGCAACGGAAGCTGGCACAGGTGCGCCGTCAGTCCCGTACCGCTCGGCTTGCTGTGAAACGTGCCCGCCGGCATGCCGGTACCAGCCGACACGCTGCCCCGCGTCATGTCGCTGCCCCACGGTGCACCCGGCACGGCTGGGCTCCCGAGGTCGAGCGTCACGGCGCGCGGCGATGCCGTGAGATACGCGATTTTGGTGTGCTGCCCGCTCGTAATGTCGTGATTCACGGCGTAACTGTTGTTGAGCACGTCGCGCAGATACTTGAACCACGCGTAGGTCTTGGCGAACAACCAGTTAAAGTTGCCGGCATCGGGCGCGTCGGTCTGTTCGTAGCCCGTCGTGGCGAGCGCGCCCGGATCGGTCTGGAGGTGCGTCGCGTCCGGCGTAAACTCCCATTTCGGGTCGTTGGCTGCGGACGGCTGGGTTTCGGTGACGGGCATCGGTTACTCCACGAAATCAGCGAGTTGACCAGCACCGAACCCGAGCGCGTCGGGGTTGCCGACGAAGCCGAAATAGCCGACGGGCGCCTCGCTGATCGTGCGCCGCACGCCGGCCGGCTTGCACGCGCCCATGGACGTCACGAGGCGCGCACGCACGGCGGCGGACAGCAGCGGGTCGGTGACGATCGTGAGCGCGCTCGTTGCGGGCACATAGTTTTTTTGCGTCGCAGTAACGCCAGCAATCGCCGACAGGATCGCGATGGCATCCTCGACGGTGCCGTTGCTCTTGTTAATCTGAATGCGCGCCAGAATGAACCGGCGATATTCAGCGTCCGTCAGGTCACCGGCGGGGTCTTCGCCAACCCACGCGCCGATCTGTTCGAGTTGCGCACCGACAGCATTGTCCACGGTGAGCGCGAGCAATTCCCAGGCGTCGTCTTCGAGCGCTTGCACGCCCGCCGCGAGCCCGGCGATGAACGCGGCGAAGACCGGATCACTGCGGAGCTTACTCGGGACGCGTGCTAGAGCACGCTCCCGGATGTCTGTGAGGTGCGTGATCATACGATCGTCACAACGCCAGGGATTGCGATTTCATTCGCAATGATGGCGTAGTCGTTCCATGCACCGTCACCGAGGTTGACGGACGGCACGCCGGTGATCCCGGTGACAGCGCTCAGCGCTACGACGATCGCGAGGCAAAACACGTCGTCGCCGACGACAAGCGCCGCGAAGTACGCAGCAATCGCCGTCTCTGCGGTGCCCGCAACGTACGCGGCCGTCGTTGTGATCGTGACCGTTACATCGACTGTCGCCTCGATAGCGTAGGACCATTCGATGAAGCGTTCGATCGTGTCACTGCCGATAACGCTGAACGTCTCGGTACCCCATGCCTGGATACCCTCGGACATATTGCGGTAGATCGCCTCGGCGACCTCCGCGCCCTGGTCCGTGGTCAACCCCGTGGGGTACACGTACACAGCGATGCTGTGCCCCGGCTGCCCGTCGCCAGCGGCGGCGGCGTAGTCGTTTTCGACGACGACCACAGCGTCCAGGTACGTCAGCGCGAGCAAAGCCCCGCGAATTGCCTGCACCGGCCCGCGGCCGGATACCTGGAGCGATTCGGCGCGCCGCACCATGAGCGCCGCCGTCGTTTCGATTTCCTGGCCCGGCACCGCGGCGGCGGCGTTGTTCACGCTCGTCCAGCCGGCGACGACGCTGACCATGGTGGTGATGCTGTTCGCGCCCGCGTTGACCTCGCCGATCACCGTGCAGGTGGCCGCCACAGCCCCAGGAAGGGCGACGTCCTCATCGGTCGTCCAGTCGCCGGTGCTACCCCGCGCGATGCTCCCAGCGGGCAGCGTGCCCGTGCCGAGCACGGTCAGCGACACGGTGCTGTACGTGGCCGGCTGCCGGTACACGCCGACGAGCGCGCATTGCGCATCGGCGAACGCGTCGGCCGCGTTTTCGACGTTCCACTGGTCAGCGAGCGCTTGCAGCGTATCACCTTCGTCGCCGAGCAACGTGGCCATGACGGCGGTGGTCACGCCGAAAATACCGTCACGCGCATAGTTTACGTCGCCAGACACCCCGTTGGCGACAAGCTCGGCGCTGATCGCAGCCTTGATCGTGGCGAGGTAATCAGCGCTCCGCAGCGCCGTGAATCCGGTAGGCGTGATCGGCATGCGGGAGGATAACGCGTGTGCTCGCTTGCGCCATCGTTGCACATGCGCTATGATGCTGGCGGAGGTCTGCATGCTGTACGTGACGATCGAAAACGTCAATGACGGGGATGGAACGCCGGGCGTTTTGCTCGCGATCCGCCGAGAGCGCGGCGGCGAGGTCATTCATTCTGTGCACTTCACGGGCGTCGTCGAGGTCGACGACGCGGACATCGCTGAACGGCTCGGTATCGCGTGGACGGCGACCGGGATGTCTGAGGCGAAGCTGCTGCCGGTCGATGGGGGTTCCGATGCCTTTTAACGTCGGCGACAAGGTGACGTTGGTGTACCGCTATCACGGCGGCACGTCCGACAGCATTCGGGGATTCGGGACGATCACGGCGGCCACGCCTGCGGGGCGCAAGGTCACCGTGAACATCGGCGGCACTGAGTACGTATGCAATCAGTACGGACGCGTGAGCGCTTCGATGGTCATCGTGCCGTACGACGACGTGCACACAACGCAACTACGGCAACAACGGGCGCTGACGCGTCTGCACCAGGGTTCCGACAATCTCGCGCGGCAACTGCGCGACTATCACCCGGACGACGTGACTGAAGCTGACATGCAGCTAATCGCCGAGCTTGAAGCGTTCATGACGCGTCGGGCGGCGAAATGATCGCCGTCTACTTCGTGCGCTGGAACACGGTCGGCCACCGCTCGACGACCGAAAAATGGCGGCGGCTGGCCGTAATGCCCGCGATCCCCCAGCCCGGTACGCTCGTAATCTTCGTGCGCGCCGGCTGCTGGACGCGCACGTATAAGGTCGAACGCACCGCGAATAATGTGGCGTTCCTGTCCACCGTAACGCCCGACGAAGCGCGACGCGTCCACGGGCTCGTCGTCACGGAATGGGCCTAGAACGCCGGAACCGATGACCCGAGCACGTCGGTAGAATCGAACGCCACCGTGCTCTGCGTGCCGTCATCGTACAAAAGATCCATCGTCACGGCGCAATTCCGTGACGACGAGCCCGTGACGAGCAAGCTCAGCACCTGCTTGACGCCGGGGCACGTCTCGGCTTCGCGCCGAAAAAACGCGGTCACGATGGCCAGATTGAGCTTGCGCCCGGACCATTCGATGTACGGCACGCCGTCCTGCTGGTCTAAGATCCATTCACCACGGTGCAGCCAGAAGCGCAGCCGCAACCGCTGCCCTACGAGGTCGCGGTCGGTGACCATAGGCAGCGGATCGAGCGGAAGCAACCCGGTGACGGGATCAAGCTGTGCGTCGTACATGGAGCCCCCTACGCGACGAAGGTACCGATATTGCCAGGAATGCGGCGGATCTTGTAGAAGCTGTTTGCGCCGGGCGTCACGGTGCCGGCCGACGACGTGAACCGGATCCGAATGTTGCCTGCGCCATTGTTCTGGAACACGACTTTCAACGTATACTTGTGGTTCGTGGCGTCGCTGACAACACCGGTCGCCGGGAATGCCTGCGCCGCGACGGTACCGGCATGAATGTTCGCGCGCGTGATCGTCTGGAATACCGTGCCGCCGGTCACCGCGTCGATTTCCAGCGAACCCGAGAAGCTCGTGTAGTTCGCGGCGGAAGTAGTGACCGTGACCACCACCGTGCCGGCGGTCGTCTTGCGGAAATACAACTCGGCTTCAAGCTCGTACATGCCCGACGCGGGCAACGAGATACTACTGTTTGCGCCGAAAAAGTCAGCGATTGCCGGGCCGATGGGAGGCCCGGCAGCCGTCAGGCGCCAGACATGCTCGGTGACGTTTTGCTCTCGTCCGCTCGTCGTCTCCGTCGTGAGGTAGAACGCGGCGCCGTCGTACTCCAGAGCGCCGGCTTCTGGCGCGGTAAGCACCGTCCCGCTGGTCAGCTTTGATTTCGAGCTTGCCGACGCCGAGCCGGCCGCGAACGTGACCGTCTTGTTCGTCAACGCCTCGACGCCAGCTAGCGTCGCGAACGTGCCTGACACCGCGGGCAGCGTGTACGTGATCCCCGCGCCGCGCTTGATCGCGCCGGCGATGTATATGTCCCGGATTCCGAGGGTGGTAGTGCCGATATCCTTGGTGTTGTCGCTGAACGGCTTCATTTCGCCGCTCTGACCCCAGCCCCAGGTCTGTGTGAACGTCAGCGCGGACCCCACGCCGCCACCCGCGGGCGCGACCAGCATCCAGATTTCACCCGAGCCGATCGACTGGTAGATCGCCGACGCCATCCCAGCCTGTTTCCGCTTCCAACCCGCGTCATGGTAGGCGTTGCACGCCGGACCATACACTTCGGTAGGCGCGAAGATCATCGCACCGCTGGCCGCGCTCACCGCGTACAGCGTCGCCGTCCAGGCATGTGCCGTCGAGCCCCCGAGGTTGACGTTGCCCGTGGCCGTGTTGCGGGCGACGTATAGGTCGCGCGCTCGGAGCAGCGACGTGCCGATATCGTAGGTGTTATCTACATAGGGCTTATAAACGCCGGTGTTGTCCCAGCCCCATCGCTGGGTCCACGTGAACGAGGTGCCGCCCGCGTCGTAGCCAGCCTGGATGATCCAGGTCGAGCCGTCACCTAGCGACTGGTAAACGCCGGCACAATACCCGGCATTCTGCCGGATAAACCCGCCGTTGTAGTAGCCGTTGACCATCGGCCCGTACACCTCAACGGGCGCGAACCAGAGAGCGCCGGAGGTGCCGTACACGGCCCCCTGGCTTGCCGACCACGTAAGATCGGTGCTGCCGGCCACGTTGATCGGCCCGGTCGTCCGGATGTTTCCGGCAGCGGCGCCAGCCGCGACGCCAACGCCGAGCTTCCCTACTCTGAACGTCGCAGCGGTGTCGAGGTCCTGCGGCGTGCTGAACACCGGGTTCCCCGTGGTTCCGTCGCCGTTGGTAACTGACACCTGATTCGCGGTCCCGGTGAGCGTCCGCTGCGCCCACGTATTCGCCGCCGTGCGTACCGCGTACCCGGTGCTCCCGAGGGCGGCGATGGCGTCGAGGTCGGCATCCCACGCCTGGACGTTGGTGCCGATGGTGAGGCCGAGCGTCGCCCGCTGGGCGCTCGCGTCGGCGTCGTCGAGCAACGCGAGGCCGGCCGCCGTTAGCGCCTGTGACGTCCAGGTATCCGTCGTGGTGGTGTAGAGGAGCCGCTGGGATGCCGTGTTGTCGGCCGAAGCAAGGGACGCGAGCCCGGCGTCGATGTCAGAGACGACCACCGTGTCCCATGCGGGGGCGGCAGAGACGGCGCCCGTGCCGGTCTGACGGAGGAACTTCCTCGTGGCCGACGTGTTGCCCGCGAGTTTATTGAGTGTGTTCGCCGCCGATGCGTACAGCATGTCGCCGAGCGTGTAGGTCGTCAGCCCCGTGCCACCGTACGTCGGGCCGATCGTGCTGCCGTGCCACGTACCCACGGTGACGGTGCCGACGGTGATGAGCGCGCTGCTACCTGCGTAGTTGATCAGTTGATCGTAGTCTATGATGGCAGTCCACTTAGATACCCACCAATACTCAAACGTCGTCGTCGTGCTGTTCCACCGTACGTCACCGTCTGCGGGCGTGCCGGGGCGCTGCGCCGTCGTGCCGCCGGGGAAGCGCATGCGCTCGACGCCGGGCAACACCACGTTATCCACGATGTCGAGCACGCTGCCGCCGTCGGTAAGCGTCGTGCCGATCGTCAGCGCTGCCGCGACGCCACCGCCGTCGAACGCGGCGATTGTTGACCCGGTTCCCGTGTGCCCGCTCGCCGTCCAGACCAGCGACGCGGCGCTCAGCGTCGCATGCGATGGCGTCGCACCGCCGCCGTAGTAGTCTTCGATTTCGTCGATGATAGCCTGCGAAACAGGCAGCAACGACGTGGACATGCCCGTGTCCTGCGCCGTCGTAGTCGTCACGACGAGCTTGATCCCGTCCACCATAGCCGTGCGGAGGCGCGCCGCGTTCATCGTCATAGCGTTTTAAGCCTCAAAGCGTCGAATTGCGTGGTGGACGGCGCGGTGCCGGCAACGACGGGCGGCCCCGTCGTACCGGACAGCGGGTCACTGTGTATGTGCGTGTTGAATGTCGCCGTGATGAACGCCGCAATAAACGACTGCACGGCGGGGGACAGCGCCACGAATTGCGTCGCCGTGCTGTCACCGACCTTCACCATGGGGGCGCGCAGCACGAGCGCTGCGTCGTCCACGGCGCCGGCCGGCAACGGGCTGGCGGGCGCCTGCGCGCCGGGCAGCGCGAACGCGTCGCTCATGTTCCAACGCCGCATATCCTGCGGGGTGTTGTCCGCGCCGCCGCTGTGTTTCCATTCGTCCACGGAGCGGTCAGCGAAAACGAGCGTAACAGCGTCGTCTTTCGCGAGCGGCCACGTAATGCTGAACCCGTCGCCCGCCGGAAACAGCACGGGGATGTTGGCGATCGGCTTTGGCAGGTACGAAAACATGACGTTATCTTCGTCTAGGTAGAAGCTACGCACTACGATCTGCGCCGTAATCGTCTGCTTCGTCGAGTCATATGACACGACGCGCGCCGGGATCATGGTCCGTTTCGGGCCAAACGCCGCCGCGATAGCGTCGTTGATGACGTGTTCGAGCGCGGGGTTGTCAGTGTCGGACTGGTCCATGCTCGGACCCGTAACGCAAACGCCGAGCATCGGCTATCTGGATACTTGTTTTGCCCGCCGGGCGCGACAAGGTTACCCATGCAGCATCGGAGGCTGACGACATGCCACGCACCACAGACGCCGTTGTCGAGGCCATTGCGCAAGCGCTCGACGTGTGGCCCGCGCAGCGCCGCGCGCACGTCCTGCAGCGCTGGGCAACGCACGGCGTGCGACTGGTTGATCAGCCGCAGAACGCGCGGCACCTCGCCGACGGGCGCGTCGAACAGCGCTGTGTCGTGTGCGGGGCCGTCTGGCGCGGGCGTCCACGCGGCCGACCGCCCGCGACGTGCTCGGACGAAGCATGCAAGCGCATCCGACAGGCGACGCTCGAAGCCCGGCGCAAGGGCATCGACTGGCCCGCGGTCGCGGCATCGCTACCGGACGGTCAGCGTCCGCCGGAACGCCGCGAACGGACCGGCGCGCCGTAGCCCGCATCGCCCTTCGATGATCGGCCAGTATTCCGGCTCGCGCTCGATGAGCGTGAACGGGATGCCCGCCTCGATGCAGGCGACGCCCGTGGTCCCGCTGCCTGCGAAGGGGTCGAGCACGCGCCCGCCCGGCGGCGTCAGTAGGCTTACCACCCACCGCATGATCGCCACGGGCTTCACGGTCGGGTGATGGTTGCGCACCTCGCCAGCGGTGCGCCCAGCCCCAGCACGGGGGTTGTTCACGCCGGCTGAACCCTCCGCGCGCTCGACAGCCTCGAAGCCAGCCCGCGGGGCAAGGTGTTCACAGCCACGTTCACGCTCCGACCGCGCCGCTTTGCTCACGTAAAAAAATGCGCTGGCACCCTCGGTTTTGCCGTGAAATGCGGGCGTCTTATCCGTACCCTTGCGCTGGCGCATCGCTATGCTCTGACTACCCGCCGCGACGGAAGGCCCAGACGCGCGCGACGAACCGCCGGCCTTGCCGCTCTGCGCATTGAGCATCGCCACGGGGCAGCCGGGGGCGCACACGAGCACGCTGTGATCGCCTGACGCCGCGAGCACGCTGGCGCAGTCGGGACCGTGCGACAGCACCACGTTCGCCGGCCACCTGCCTTTTACGGCGGCGGTGTCGGGTCCGTGGAACGTCTCGCCGCTCGTCGAGCGCCCGGCGTTGCCGTGCCCGCGGCACTGCCCTGCATCGTCGCGGTTCGTACAGTGCGTGCCACCGCCCGCGTCGCCGATCCGCGTCGCGTCGATGTTGATTCCGCCCGTGCCGTACCGTTCGATGTTGCTCGCGATGCTGCCGACCGGCGGCTTGCGCACGATGAAAATAGGCTCGCGCCCTGGTTTTAACGCGGTGCCGTAACCTTCCCAGGCGCACGCGAGCGGACTGATCGGCTCGTGTTCACCGACACCGCCGCCATTTTCCAGGTTGCGCTGTGCATAGTGACCAGCGACCACAATCGCCTTGCCCCTGTGCCCGATCAGCCCGGCGGCTTTGTCCAGTTGCATCGGCACGTTGTGGCTTTTCGGGAACCCGCTCCCGTACAGCCAGTCCACGACGTCGCGGATTTCAAAGCCTGCAAGCCGCAGACTCATGCCCATCACGTCTTCGCAGCGCGTCGCGGCGAAGACGCCCGCGTAGGCGCCCGGCTTCATCACGCGGAACACTTCTCGCCAGAATGCCGGCGGCGGTACGAAGCTATCCCACGCCTTGCCCATGAAACCCTTACCGACGGCGCCGTCGGGCGTAAGGCCATCCTTTAGCCAGCCGGCCAGGATCGCCACGATGTCCGGGTCAGCGGACAGCCCGTAGGGCGGGTCGGTCACAACGACGTCGACTGAATCGGATGGCATCGCACGCAGCGCGTCGATGTTGTCGCCTTTGATTAGCACTTTCGACACGCCTCGTTGCGCTGCATGAATTGCTCAAGTATCGACATGCTCGATTTCGGGCGTTCACGCACTTTAGCCAGATAGTTGAACATCGCGCCCGTCATTTCGGCGCGTGCTGGCGCGAACATGTCCGGCTGCTGCGGTCGTGTATTCAGCACGATAACGTAGTCAGTATCGACTACTTCGCCAGTAATGTCGAGCTTTCCGTCCGTACAGGTCACGGTGCGCATTACTCGAACCCGTCGCCGTACGGGTACCGGCCCATCGCGTCGGCGAGGTGCTTCGCGACGGCACGATCGAGCGCGCCAGCCGCGTAGCCCTTCGTGTATTCGTCGATGTACTCCGCGGACCATTCAACGCGCGGCGCGATGCGCTCACCACGCCGTCCAGCCTGAAACCCACGCAACCACGCAGTCATCGTGCCTCCGGATAGTCCGTAGCACATGCGCAAGGTTACGTCAACCGTTGAAAACAGCCCATCCGTCCGTGCCGAACGACTGCGTGCTGTTGTCAGGAGCACTTTTCGACGTCAGGGTATCAGCTTCGTCGCGGCACGTCATTTCACAGTAGAACGGCGTATCCCAGCCGCTATCGCCGGTGAACGTCAGGTCACGCACGACGTACACGCTGTCGGGGCGTCCGCGCACGCCTTCGATTTTCACGCGGCGCCCGGAGCGCATTGCCGGATCGAGCAAGCACTTAACCGCGTAGCCGCTTTCCGTCTGGCTGAACGAAAGCAGATTGCCCTGCGCGGTCGATAGCAGCGGTGCCGCTTCCGTGGTCGCGCCGCCGTCCGTGATGATCAGCACACCGTCCCGAATGTGCCATCGTGCGCGCACGAGGTGCGCCAGCCGGCCGAGCACGTCACGGGCTGGCCCTTCCACGGTCAAGCCGGCCGGCCACACCACGGAGGCGCCCAGGGTCGGCGGCGGGGCGCCGAGCGCCAGCCCCGTCGCGGCGAGCACGTCATCGAGCACGCGCTGCCACGCCACGGCACCGGTGTACGCGACCGAGACGCGCGCGGTGTTGTAGATCCGTACGCCGTCCATCGCCTCGATTTCGAGTTTCCAGTCGGGCGCCGATCGATCGCCCTTCACGGGGTGCTTGTTCGATTTCGTCGCGATGGGGTTGCCCTGGAAAATGAGCCCAGCGTTCGCCCCGTATCCAGCGAACAGACGCACGACAGCACGAGGCTTCAACAACAGCGCGATGGTATCCTCATCGGCGTTGTAGACCGTGATCTTAGCCTTGTTCGGCGTTTTGCTCAGTTTGTGCTCGACGTTGAACGCCACACGTAGCTGATCGTGCCGCTTGCCGGCTGATCCTTCAATGCCGTACTCTATCGCCACCTTTCGGTCAAAAAGCTCCATGGTTACACCGGCACGCCGACGGTGACCGTCAGCGTGTCCACAGGATCAGCGGTCGCGACGAACGCCGCAAGCTCAGCAGCGGTCATGTACAACACGCGCAGCTTGCCGGTGAACAGGTCGGCGCGGGTGTATTCGTCCACGCCCTTACAGAACAGGAAACCGACGAATCCCGACGTTGCGAGACGCGAGCCGAACAGTGCCAGACCGGGGCACAGCCGCGCGCCGGACAGCAGCGTTGTGCCGGTCGAATCCTCGACGATAGACACGTACCAGCCCGCTTGACGCACGCGCCACGTCCAGGTGAACGTGAACACGCCCGTCGGCAGCGTGATCACGTTGACAAACGACGATTGATCGCTGTCATTCGCCACAGGCAGCACGAGCGGATTAGCCATGGTTTACCATCCCGGATCCCGGTAACCCGTCGCGAGCGCGAGCCCGTACAAGCTCGAACGGCTTTGCGTTTCCTCGGTTTCACTGAACAGCGGCACTTGCGGCCCAGTTTGCTCCGGGGTGCAGACGCCGGGGCCGACGTCGGGGTGCGGGGCCTTGGGCTTGATACGCGCTGCGATCAACACGCTCGTCGCCTGCGCAGTATCGACACGCCGAAAGGTCATCGTGAACAAGCATTTACGCGTGTTCGGAAACGCCCAATGAAGCGAAGTCAAGAGCATCGTCTGCGTGCGATTGCGCGAAAACTGCACGTATAACTGCCCTTTTAGGCAGCCTTGCAGGAAGTCAATCGCGTCCAGCACCCGGCGCTCGCCGCCGGTCATGCCGACGCCCGTGGTCCGCGCGATCGGCGTCTCGGTGATCACAGCCTCGACACTGGCGTTCAGCAAGCCGGGCTGTTGATGATCGACGACCGAACGCCCATCACCCTCGACAACGTGCATGGGCACGCCGATGTCCACAGTGAAAGCCTCGGATAGCACGCCATCGAACAGCAAAACCTTGCCGTCGTTCAGCCGCCCGATGACTAGCGGTACCGCTTTGCCGACGCTCATCGTTCACCCCCGCCGCCGGCCTTACGGGCAGCGCGCAGTTTTTCCGCTTCGTGCTTCGCAATTTCGGCGCGCACGCCTTCGGGATCCTGCGCGGTCACGTTGTACGTCGTCACCGGCGCGTACGTCGTCGGTAACGGATCGTGTCGATCTGGCGAGAATTGGCGGTGTACGCTAGACAGATCAATCGACGCGCCGATTGCATCCGATGCGTTCGGCAGCATGTTCCACGTCTTCGTGACACCCTGACTGATCATGCCGAGCGGATTCGTGCTCGCGGTCGCTGCGTCCCAGCCCTTCGCGCTGCGCTCCAGGGCCGTCGCGAGCTTTTCAAGCTGCGTAGCGATCCAAGCCCATTGTATCGCGCCGAGCGCGTCGAACAGCCCCCATACGCTCGTCGTGATTTCGTTGAACAGCCAGCGCACGTTATCTAGGTTGATGCCCACGGATTCGAGCGCCGCGACGATGAAGCCGCCGAACAACGACCCGAGGTCGTACAGGATCCGTCCGGTCGCCACGGCGATGCGCCGCACGGCTTCGAGCGCTCGCGCGATTTCGTGGTACACGCCGACGCCGTTCAGCCATTCGTTGATGTAGGCACCGATCGCGCTCTTTCCTTTGCCGGTCAGCCAGTAGTATATGTCCTCCAGCACGAGGTACACTGTGCCCCATACCGTAGCCAGGAACGTCACAGTGCCGACGATCGTGATCAGCGCACCGCCGACGATCACGAGCGCGCCGAGCACGCCAATGTCGAGTATGGCCGCAATAGCGTTCAACGTGGACAGGATAGCGCTCAAGTAGCCGCCCGCGATCTTGAACCCATAGAACGCCGCGACCAGACCGAGCACAAGCTCCGTCGTATACCTGATCGTCGGCCCCCAACCGTTCAACCGGGTGCGTACATATACGTCGGCTTCAACCACACGATCTTTGATCTTGCGCCACGCGTCTTCGAGCTTTCCGGACCATTCGAGGATTTTACTGTTGATAAGCTCCTGATGCGCGTCATACCATGACAACACCGTCGAGGTCACCTGTTCCAGAATGGGGATCAGCGCCATCGCGACGCGCTGCCGAACGCCCTGCACGGCGATTTTCAGGTCGGTCAGATTGTCAGTGAGCCGTTTGCCGGCCGCGAGCGTGCGGCTGTCCATGACGCCGCCAAGCGCCACAAACTTCCGACGCATTTCGTCGAGCCCTTTGCCACCGTTCATCAACGCAGGCAGGAAACGCCGGGCAGTCTCTTCGGATAAAAGCTGATTCGCCGCAGCCAACCGGGCAGACGCTGATTTCGTCGCCTGCATACCCTCCGCGATGCGGTAAAAGGTCTGTTCAACCGACAGACCTTTCAATTCGTTGACGTGAATGCCGATCAACGCGAACGATTTCGCGCTATCTAGCCCGCCCGCGCGGCCCTTTTCCATCTGTGCAGATAGGTGCTGGAATACCTGCGCGACGTGCGGGGCGTCCACGCCAAACTGCGCGAGCACGCCCGTCAATTCCTGATACGCCTGCGTCGTCAACCCGAGCGTTTGCGCGCCACGCTCGATGTTGCGGGCGTTGTTCGCGACGAGCACAGCGTTTGCCGCGAACGCCGTCGCCATGCCGCCGGCCGCGACCGCAGCGCGAGCGAACCAGTGCACGAGGCTTTTCAGCCAATACGTAGCGCCAGACGCCGTATCCGCCGCAGACTCCATCGAGCCCTTGGCCGCGTCCATCCGAGCATTGAACGTCGCGAGGCTGGCGACGCCGCTGACGCCGACGCCAAACTGTACGAGCAATTGCCGGACGACCATGCGCTAATCCTCGGACTGTGCGACGTCGATGACGTCTAATAGCACATGCGCCTGTATCACGTCGAGCAACGGCCACGTTCGCGCGACGTCGATCGGCGCACGAATGCGTTCCGAGACGATCAACCGGGCATAGAACCAGTCGGTGTTGTACCGCTCGGTCGCCTTGCGCTGCGCGTTCTCGACCGCCGAGCGGTCTACTCTTGGGATTCCGGCGGATCGCTGGTCGTTGATCCAGCGGGCAGCGGTAAAAAACCGTTGGCCGCCGCCACGCTCCAGACGGCGCTGAAAAGCTCGGCGTAGTTGCCGCGGTACGCGTCGGCGAAAAACTTCGGGTCGCGCAGCGGCTTGCCGTCGCGAACGGTGAAGTGCAGCACCTTTTTCGCGAGCACGGCGATCTTGTCAGGGTTCGACAAGCTCGCTTGCAACTCGAGCGCGACCTTCGTGATGTCCACCTTGCCGCTCTGCACGATATCGCTCAGCAGGTCGACCACGCTGGTCGCGTCGCCTTCGTCGCTGGCGATGCCCTGCAGGCGTTCCATGACCGCCGGCACGCTCAGCGCTTGCTCGATGCCGCGCGCGAACGGTGCGAGCACGCCCGACGCAAGCTCGATCGCGATGGGCAGTCCCAGGTCACCGGGATGCAGCTTGATCGTGTATTCGTGCGTCATCCCGTCGC